GAAGAACGCCACGATGTTCTTGTTTCAATGACGGCAGACAGACGTTGGTTGTCTTTCATTCTCAAGCGCATCATCGTCCTTCACTACCAGAGGATAACAATGTGCCCCGCAGCATGGGTCACGTTTTTCCTACTTGTGGTGGGTTTTCTCGCAGGCGTGCCGGCCATGTTACTGGGCCTCGTCAGGCACGCCGGATCTATGGCCCTGAGCTCTCCGAAGACACCATTCTTGATGGATACAGCGCGAAGCTTCTTTTCCGTGGCAAAATTCCTGTTCAGTCGCTACAAGCAACTTGTCGTGCCACATCCGACTGCGAACAACGCTTCCCTGTCGGACGATCAAGCCTCGGTTGTTGCCTCCGTTATTGCAATTGGCTCCCTAATGTGCGTTCTGCCGGTAACCATTGTCTGGGCGCCATGGTCCGTGTTCTCAGGAAGGCGCCTGCCGAAATTGATCAGGCATCAGCCGGCATACTTTCGGAGAGTGCTCTGCTTATCTGTCGCTGCCTTCATCCTATCGTGGAGTTATGCAGTTTCGAATCTCACATCCAGCGCACACATTACCCAGAGCGACAACGGAATTTATTCCGTGAGTGCGAACACCAACGTGCTGGCCGGTTCCCAAATCGTACTGTCCAATCTCACATCAAACCTCGCGAAGGTTTTGCCACACCTAAAGCTCCAAGGATTATCAATGCACGGCATGCTGAATCTAAGTGTGCCCTCGGACCCGCATCACGGTGCATGGATGAAGCTGTTTATCAACTTAGATGCTTTGTTAAGCACATCAGTGTGGATAAAAGACCAGACCACGTGTGCCGAGTTTTGTCCGACTTATATGATCGAGATGAAATCAATCGGGATCGACTCACCCGAATTCCTGATCGAGAATCTCTCGATGGCCTCTGGTTCTATGTCACTGACCACTCTTCTTTTGAAGCACATATCACTGACGTGGTTATGCGGTGCTGCGAGTTACTAGTGTACAAGCACCTTTTGTCACATTTCCCAGCAGTTTATCAATTATTTGAGAAAATCTTGCCATCGCGACAAAACTGCCATTCAAGATGTGCTAAGTTTAGCCGCATTGCTGGGAGAATGTCTGGAGAAATGGTTACATCCTTGGGTAACGGACTTACCAATTGGATAGCCATTGAGAGTGTATGTAGAAATGTGAGGCACTCTTCCGTAGTAGAAGGCGATGATGGGATTATTGCAGTCCCTGCAGGCACCATTCTCACTCATGATGATTTCTTGAAGTTCGGGTTTGATGTGAAAATCCAACGTGTAGAACACCCCGGTCTTTCAGGATTTTGTGGGATGTGGTTCCTGCGTCGCCACGATGGCAAGTATTGTAAGGTGCGTGATCCTCGAGAAGTCCTAACCAACACAGGTTGGGTAGATCCGTTCTTGAATCAAAAATTCATTAAGAATCGTCTGGCTGCAATCGCCATGTCGTTATCTTATGAATACTGGGGGCCG